ATATTTTTTGCAACAAATCCATCACGAAACTTATACTTTGGTGTAAAAGCTGACATATTTACTCTCCTTTACTACGGATTACGTGCTACGAATCAATACCAAAACTTAACCTAACAAAACAAAACTCAACTTAACACAACAGTCCTAAACTGCCGCAACTCAACCCAACTTAACGAAACTTAACAAAACGCTACTAACCAAAACTTACCATAACTGCCTTAACAAAACCTACCTCAACTTAACCTAACCTAACTAACCAAAACTTACCGTAACTGCCAAACCATGACTTAACGTAACCTAACGCACCTCAAACTTAATCAATGCGTTCTACATTCTCAACATGAAATTTCCCATAAGAGCCATCACGTTCAATACGCCACTCACCGATTCCGTTCATTGCTCCTGCATATTCAATGCCATTCACAATCTGCTCAAACGTAATCTGGGAGTTTACAGTATATTCAACCTCAAGTTTCATCTGCCAGTTATTGAAGTACGGACGATAACGCAGGTCAGATACTTTGCTCACACCACCAATCTTGACCATATCTTCTACGCACTCAGGCGGTTCAGGAGTAATAATCTCTGCAAGCTGATGTTTACCATATCCTTTAATGAAAAATGCTCCACGAACAAGCATCTGATTAGGAATTGCACCAAGGCGATACAGAGTAGACTGTGTAGCCTGTTTGATTCCAGTAACAGGGAATCCAAACTTTGCGCCGTTCTTCACAGCCTCATAAAAGGACTCTTCTGTATCTTCCGCAGGTCTATCTGTAATCCAATACAGAGCGTCAAGAAACTCAGCAAACGGATTGCGAATATCTTTACCCTTTGTTTTTGTCACCTTCATCTGCTTATCAAGCATTTCCTTTTTTGCTTTTTCTCCCCAGGAATGAATAATAAGAGGAGTGTCACCAACAATCGTAATGATATAACGCTCCTTTTTAAGCGGAAGAAGATTAATAGTTTCAGTTTTCTTTGCTGCCATAATGTTTCTCCTTTAAACTACTGACTACGACTTACTGACTACTGCTGTCTCAATAGACTCTAATATAGTATCACATATTCTTTCATATGTCAATACACTATTTGAAGATTTTTTAATTGTTCTTTCGTGCAATCATTTGCATCTTTACATCCTTTAGGAAAAAAGTATTCTCCTACTATTTTAGTATTCTGCATATTATCCCTTATTCTATCTCTTGCCGCCATACCCCTTTCATCCATATCTGTAGCAAGTATTATTTGTCTACATGGAAGATTTCTAAGTTGCTGAAACTGCAATTCGTTACCAAGACCATTTAATGCTACTGCATATTTCCCTACTGTCCAAAACGATAATGCGTCTAACATAGACTCACATACTATAACCGGCAATGATTGTAACTCATACTTTCCACTTGTTATCTCTTGCCCCGCCCACGTTCCTATATATGTTTTATCGTGAATATCTTTATAATATTCATATAAGCCATAAAGCGGCTTTTCTACTCCTTCTGGATAATTAAAGAACTTTGTCTTTACACTTCTCCGAGCAATAAACAGACAATTTCCATGAATATCACGCACAGGAAAGGTAATTGCCTGCATATCTCTATCATATCCAATATCAAATAGTTCAATAATTTCATCTGTCATCCCCCTCTTATAAAGATAAGGATGTATATATCTATACTTTTCTAATTCTTCATTAGATATATAATTATTAGCTCTAATATCCAGCCTGTTATTATCGGATGTTTTTTTATTTCTTGAAATATCAAATTTAACATTTCTGTTCTCCTCTCTTGCTGTTGCTGAAAAATTTCTTAAAAGCCATTGCATACCATACATACCACCGTCATCTTTTTCAAAACAACGAGATATTACTTCTGGTAGTGAATGAACTTCGTTACAAGCAAAGCAATGAAATAAACCATCCTCTTTTCGTATACCAGCAGATGGTTTACGCTCTACGCCATCTGAGTGATACGGACAAGTTACTTGTATATGAGTAGGGCCGATTTTCATTTTCGCTAAATATCTACTTCCACCTGCATGTAGTTCCATCTGCAATTTAACTAATATATCATGTAACTCACATGCAAAATATATATCATTTATCTTTATCATTTTAAAACGACTCCTCAGCATCCGAATATTTATGTCTTACCGCACGTACTTTTCTCTCAGTACGCTCTCTCGGTTCAGCATCATCCTCAGCTGGAATGTAAATAAAATTTCCTGTGTCTATTTCCCACTGATAATTCAATTTACCACCAACAGAGCCAAATCTCTGCTTCTTAACTTCCATTTTAAGTACACCGTCTTTTGTCTGTCGTAATGATAATACTTTACTGGCATTATGAGCAATACCATCACTATCTCTAATAGACTCCAAATCGGGCGTACCATCTGAATCATCCTGAGCAACGCCTGTTCTATTTGATTGTACGACAACCAAAACCGGAACATGTAACTCAATAGATAACTCCATCAAATCTTCGCTAATATTTGTAAGCGTAGTGGTCTTATTATCCCCACGCTTATACCGCTCATCAGTCATATATGTTATTCCGTCTATAGCTATTAAATCCAACTTATACTTATCTACCCACTGCCTTAACTTTGAAATTGTTATCTTCTTATCAAAATCAATGGGCGTAGATACAACAAACCGATTCTCTTTATTTTGCTTTAGATTCTCTATGTATTCTCTATATTCCGCTTCGTCTATTGTATCTCTACCCCACATCAACCCTTTATTTGAAAAATTTTGATGCAGTGTATCGAATCTATAGCCGACGCTATTAGCACCCATTTCTGGAGATATATATCCTACATTGAACCCTATTTCCCAAACATGCGTACATATCTTTTCAAGAACCCAGGACTTACCCTGATTAGTGCGTGCGTAAATAACAAAAAACTCTTCCTCACGCTGTATACCATGAATCAAATTATCTAATTCTTCAAAACCTGTAGTAAAAAACCAATCTTCTTGTTTAGTCTTTCTATCAATAAATTGGTCATATCTACTATTTGCACCGGCTATAATATCTTGACCGCTAACTGTATAATTAGGCCGCAAATCACGAATAGCACGAATCATATATTCTGCGGCAGCATTTGCATCTGTATTAAGTAACTCTGCCACATGATTCATTATAGGCACAGCTTGATGAAACAAATGTTCCTCACGTATTCCATCTATAAGATACTTATCAGATTCAGTTACCTCTACAAGTTCAATATCCGGAAATCTTGATAAAAATGTAGCTTTATCTGGAATATTTCCATATTGCTTTTTATGGTCTTGTATGTATGTATATTGCTCTTCATATCCCTTAAAATAATCAATAGTTAACAGATTATTTTCTAAGATAGAATCATCATGCGTATCAAGTATTTTGGAAATTATTTGTAGAGCAATCACGCTTCTCTCCAATCTTTACTTTTTATCTCAACTCTTGTTGACAAGTTCCAAATTCTACTCGCAAGTCTGTCGCCAAGACTTTTGCTTAATTCTTCATGTGATACTAAGTTACCAGTATAAATATTAGCTTTTTCATCAGCAATTCTCTGGTCAATAATAAGAAGTAGTTGACCTCTATCATAATCTGATAATTTCACACTTGCAATATCATCCCACACAACTAAATCTGCATTTACTATTTGTTCTTTATAAAGACGCAAAGCAGTTGGATTTTCAAACTCTTTTATCTTATCTAAAAATAATGGGACATAAATAAATTTTCCCCTAACTCTAAATCCATTTCCAGACCAAATCTGGTCAAAATATCTGAGTAATAATTTTATCGACCAACTTGTTTTACCGTTTCCTGTATACTGACTATAAATATAAAGCGATTCACCGTTATTCACAAAATTAACAATATCTAAACGTATTTCATCTAAGAAGTTAAATACTGCATAATCCCCAGACTGCGGCGATAATTTAGGAGATATTTGTCTACTCTTTGATAAACCGCTGTTATCCATAAGATATTTCATCTCATAGTATCTGATACAGCCTATACAATCATCTAATACACATGCTTTATTATACCAGCACTCTTGACGATTTATCAAAATACCACCTTCTTCCCTTGTGCGGCCATCTTAGCTAAAAATTCTCTATCAGCTTCTTTTTCTTCTTCTGTTCGTGTTGTACTTTTTACCCCACTCTCCCACGGCTTACTTTTTGCGCTACTGTAATTACTCGGCTCGTAAAATGATAAATAACCTCTTTCAAGACTATACTGTATAACTTGCTCATATTTACTAATATCATCAACACACAAATTCGCCAACTTATTAAGCATACCCTTCCACATATTAGTATATAAGGGCTTATCTTTTACAGATAGTCTAAAATTAAGATAATCTATAAGCTGTTCCCGTATATGACCCCAACAACTAAAATCATAGCTGTCTATAAGTTGAACGCATTTAGTATATAGATTATCCTTCTTAGGCTTTTGTTTATTTCCAAACGCAAAATCCTGTAATACTTCTTTAGAAGTATTCTTATTTACTTGTTTTTCTTGCTTATTATTATTTATCTGCACAGATTCAGCGTCTTGTTGTCTACAGCGTTGACAACTGGATGTTTCTATTACAGACAACAAGATATTGAAGTCAATCTTATAGTAATTTTTAGCAGGAAGCCCTCTTTTCTCTATAAGTATTATTCCAAGTTCGTATAAATGAGATAGTGCTTTTCTCTGGTAATGTTCAGATAATCCTGTATTCTCTTCTATATTGTCTCTGGTAGAATAAAAATAACCATCCTCTAACTTGCCTTGTTCATCCCAATAATTGTATTCTGCACAAAGTTCGCCTATAAGAATGGCTTCATGTAATCCTATTTTTTTAATAAGTGTTTTATTTACCTGTATAAATCCATCTGTACTGAGAAGTTTTGCTACTGCGTTCATTATTTACTCCCTATAAACAAAAAAGCTACTATCTCTGGTGCAAGCAAAGATAGTAGCCTTATTGTAGCCACATGATATGAAGTTTCAGTTTTGCACATGACTTGCACTCATGCGACTAATGCGTCATCTACGAACGGAGGATACCTAAATGACATTTATCTGATGCTTAATCAAGACATATATATAGTAACATATAATTATATTGCAGTCAACAGAATTTAAAAAGACTGTCAATTATCTCTTTTTTCTGACAATATCAACAATCTCCTCTACCTGTTTATCTACTTCCGCATGGCAGGTTGTCCACAATTCCTCTCTAATTTGTTCAATATCATCTCCATCTTCTACCTGCCGCTCTTCGCAATACTCAAAGGTATAAAAATCATCTTTAAGTTTTGTGGAAATTCTGCTTGTTGCCCGAACTGTTGTAATTTTCATTCTGCTTCTCCCTTCTTTTTACTACGTTTTTTCGATACTCTGAGCGTGGTTACGAATTTAGTTTCTTTTGCTTTTTGGATATTGAGCAGTTCATCACGACTTAACCTATCGTTATAGATAGCCGCTTCAAGTGCATCAAAATCCACATATTCTTTTGTCTTGATTATGCCCAGGTCAGGCGTATCAAATTCCCTAACAATACCAAGAAGTAGTTCCTCGTTAAAAGATGTACGTTCGGATATTGAACGTGTTGCGGTGTAGTCACCAGTTGTATATGCAGGTAAAGCAAAGTCTTGCATAATAGCTTTTATCTCAGCATTATCCGCATTACACAATTTTTCATACTTGTCTTTTACTGCTTTATTTTCCGCATATTGTGGAATTAGGCTGTCAAGTTTTTCAATTTTACTCATTCATATTCTCCTTCTTTCCTCGATGATAATAAACTTGCGTAACATCACCCATTATGCCATTGCGGCCTTTAGGTATTGATTGCTTGAATTGTATAAACTTCCATAGATCTGATTTACGCCAGAATCTTTTTTGACGTTTTCCGGCTTGTATATATTCAGGCAACATTTTAGCATATTCATTATCAGGATTTTTTCTTGCCCAATAATACCAAGTGTTAATCGTCTTAAACGACACACCGACTAAAACGGCAACTTCTTCAAGTTTCAGCAGAACATCGTCACTCATACTACCACCCCCTTTCCGTGACGTTTGTAATATTATACTACACAATATTTGTTCTGTCAACTTAACAGGAAATCAAACATTGCGCCCTTATCAATATTAATCTTTCCATCTACGAGAGCATCAGCCATCTGACCTTTGCGCTCTACAAGCTCATGGATACGTTCGTCAATAGTATCTTTACAGAGAATAGTATAGATAGTTACGTTCTCTTTTGTACCGACCCTGTGACAGCGGTCCTCTGCTTGTTCCTTGTTCGCACGATTCCAAGGTTCATCCATGAAGATTTCAACTGTACCGGCTGAGAGCGTGAGGCCAGTACCCATAGCACCAATAGTGCCTACAAGAACTTTAATTGTTCCATCTTGAAAAAGACTAACAGCGTCCATTCTTTCACTATCTTTTGTTTGACCAGTTATACAAGCCATTTTGTATTTTTTAGATAGTCTCTCCCAAATTGCGTCTGTCATCTGTGTCCAATTAGAAAAGATAACGACTTGTTTGCCGTTTTCAACAGCATCAGACACAAGTTCTTCCATTCTATCGAGTTTTGCGCTCTCTTTGATAGTAGAAGAGAGGATGCCTGTATAGCCAGTAGCCTGTCTCATTCTGATAAGTTCGGCAAGAGGATTATTTGCCATCTTAATCTGGTCAATGTTCATTCTGATTTCAGAACTGATTTCCTTATAAATCTGAGCCTGCTTGGGAGTCATATCTACATATTCTGTAATATGTGTTTTCTCTGGAAGGTCAAGAACATCATTTTTTAATCTGCGGAGCATGACTTTATCAAGTTTAGCCTGTAATTCATCAAGATACTTATAGCCAATTACTTCATATCCGCCATAGCCGCCATAAGTAGCATAGTGATGTTTGAAAGCATTGAATGTGTGCTTCTCATAACCAAGCCATTTGAGAATGATATATAAATCAAAAGGATTGTTCATAAGCGGAGTGCCTGTCATTGCAATCTTGCACTCAGGTTGAATCTGTAAAAATCCTTTGCCCTGCTGAGAGGCCGGGTTTTTCATCTTATGAACTTCATCTGCCGCAACAATGTTAATAATCTTTTTCTGGCAAAGAAGTTTAAGATTAGTAACAATCTGCTCATTGCGGAGAGATTCTACATTAGTGATGAGAAAATACGGTGTGGTATCGTTCGCCTTGAACAGACTCATAATATCATTGAGTTTATCAGCAGTGCTACCAATAACAGTTTTGCCTGCACGCTGTCTCTGACCCAGAATATATGCCTGCTCATTAGAATGAGTTTTGATTTCTTCAACCCAATTCCATTTCAGACCGTTGACCCCACAAACGATAAGGCAGTGCTTATATCCAAGAGCAAGTTTCTTAGCTACTGCAATATCAATAACCTGCTTTGTCTTACCAAGACCCTGTTCGTCACCGAGAAGCCAGTTGTTATGATTCAGGCCGTATTCAAAACCCTCAACCTGATGTTTGAATGGATTCGTCTTAAAAGAGAAGTTCTGAGGAATCTCTACGGATTCGTTTTCTTCCTCACTGAAATCAACATATCCATTAATGTTAAAATCAAATTCAGGAAGATTAATAATCAGTGCTTCAAGACCAGTAATAGGAAGTTCCCACTCTTTCTTCTCGCTGTTCCATCTCCTACCTTCGATTGTTCTGATTGTATCAACAATCTTCTGGTCATAAGGGAATGTAACAAAAATAGAATAGGGGTTATCTGTATAAACCCGCTTGGATTTTCTTACTTTAATATCTATCATCTTAAATCTCCTTTACTGTGAGGTAACGAGAGCCACAGGGACACTTTGCTGTATGTCTACGCACCGCTCTAACTACTTGACCTGCTTTCTGATATTTCCACTCTCTACCACATTCAAGACAAACAACTTTGTAATTATAGTTGATTACTCTGTTTGCCACGCCTTTTTCTTCGTCGGATGCGCAACGCTGAATGTGGAATTGCGGATACTCAAAATTAACAAGTTGAGCACATCTTTTCCACTCGCCTGTATGGCACATCCTTTTTGGATTCGCATGAAGCAGTTCGTGAATCATTGTATCCATCGCTGCTTCATATGTGAATTCATCATTGAGCAACTTATCATCAAGTGTAATGGTATACTTTTTTGTTCTTCGATTAAAAGCACATGTTCCCCAACGTGCGGTGTACTTTGTACTTGTTGTAACATCTGCTACAGGTCCATACTCAATACCCAAGGCATCAAGTATATCACAGGCATCTAAATAAAGTGTTTTGATATTTTTTCTCATGTTGTACCTCTCAATGTGTGTTATGTGCTGTATCATCTTAAATATAGTAGCACACATTTATTAAGAGTGCAAGCTATTTTTGAAAAATCTCAAAAAAAAAAACAGAACGCTTCAT